TTTTAAATCTATATATTTCATCCATATAAAGACATAACGAAAGAATATAATATTCCAAATCATGGATACCGATTGGCGTGATGATGTTATTGATAATATTCAATCCTTAAGTACAGTAAACTTGTATGAGCTTCTTGAAATTGAAAAAACTGATGATAGTACAATTATTAAAAAACAATATCGTAAATTAGCTCTAAAGTATCATCCTGATAAAGCTACTAATGATAGTGATAAATTTGAATTAATTAACCTTGCATATCATATTCTAAGTGATGAAGAACTAAGAAGCAAATATAATGATATTTATGAGGGTTTTAGTGACTTTGAACGTCTAAAAGATACTGCTTTTCATACTGTTAAAGAAGCAAAAGCTGATGATCACAAAATATTTAATTCTTTAGTAGAACAATTAAATAAAAAACATGGATATGATGAAAACGAGACATGGAAACCTGAAGAAATTTATCGTAGGAAAATAACATTAGAGGACGAGAGAAGTAAGTTTGAGAAAGAGCTACAAGAACAACCCAAATTATCTAAAACTGACTTTTCACGTCGCTTTGAAGAAAATAGAATAATTGATGAACAACATGATATTAATAATGAATTAGTAGCATATGAGGGTTCTAAAGGTACTCTAAGTAACTGTGTATTTTTAAATGATTTTGAGCAGTTATATGATGATAAAGGTTCCCTAGAGGATAACTTTTCTCTACCTACACTTGGTCAATATGTGGAAGATAATACTTCTCTTCAAGTTCGTATGAAGCAGTATGAGGATGAGGGTAAACGTCTTGCAGACCTTACAAAAACATCAAAATAATTAATCAGTTTGTGTTTCTTTTTCAAGTTTATGTTTACTATTCCAAAATTCTAATATACTAGGAAACTTTTCAAGGGCAGTTTGATAGCCTATATCATACATTTGTTGTTTTTGTTCTTGACTTACATCAAAATTAATACACGTAGTAATAGGTGTTATATTTACGATGATTGGATTATATTTTTTAAGAAAAGTATTTAGATTACTCATTACATATATGGTCATAAGATCATACATATATTCAACTAATGGATATTCATGTATAACCTCACGAATATCCTTATTATTTAATAAACCACAATAGATTGCTAATGATTGATTAATGTTACGATCATCTATTAAATGAATAGGAAAGTTATCACATATACCCCCATCAATATACTCTATATTATCTATTTTATATGGTTTGAATATGAACGGAATACAACAAGAAGCAATTAAAGCTTTCCAAATGGGTACTATAGATGATTTATCGAAGTATATAATTTTTTTATTAGTAATATCATAAGAGCATAATACAATATTAATACCTTTATCTTCATACAATTGTTTAAGACTATAATCAACCATATCAACACCCAACTTGAAGGATACAATAGATTGCGCAATAATTTCCATTTTATTACCACTACATAGACCCAATTTATCTATTAATAATGTTGGGTCCGGGTCATCCATAATTCGTTTAAAATCGAATTTAAATATAAATTTTTTAAGTTCATCAATAGTATAACCCAAACCTAACATAACAGAAACAATAGCACCAGCAGAGGTACCATAATAATTTTTTATATTAGATAATAAACCTTGTTCATTTAAATAGGAAAGTACACCTATATAGCCAACAATATTAATACCTCCACCACATATAACAATGTTTTGCAGCATAATTTTTAAAATTAATATACATCTAAACTTTAAATTATGTTTAATAAAATAAAAGAATATTACAAAGTTAAAAAGGAATTCCGTAAAGATACCTATAAGAAAATGCTTGATATTATCCTAAATAATGTTGAATTATTAGCATATGATGAAAAAACAAAATATATATATGAAATACCTGAACATGTATTAGGTGAAACTGCATATGATATTAATGAATGTAGTGAATATTTAGTCAAGCGACTAAAAGAGTATAAATTTAAGGATGTAACATTCTATGAACCAAATATAATATACATAGAATGGGAAATTAAATAATTTTATTTATCGGTAAGATGGAGGAAAATAAGTACAACAGCCCCAACTAAAAAAGCATTAATAATATGATTATCAATATCTTTAATATCAACAATAGTTTTTGCATTGGGATCATAACGAGCCTTACAAGAAGTACAAAAATGTTCAATATGTTGTTCTTGATGTTGATTTTGTTTAGGTGATTGTAAAACAGAAGGTTGAGTGAATAGTTCACGTGTTTCTTGGAAGTTATTTCCCCAAGCTTCTTGTATAGTTGAAAACATTTATATTAAAGGATTTGATAAAAAAAAATGTTTTAGTAGAATATATATAAATGGTAGACTGCAACCCTTTCACTAACCCTTACATGCGTACTTTCTTAGCTTCATTTTTGGCTGTTACAGCTTCCAAGAGTGACCTTGGTATTCCCGAGATTGATCAACTTTACCGCAACATATGGTACAAGTTAGCTGTTATCGGTATGATTGTATACCTAAACTCTTGTGATCTGCAAGTAACTGCTGTCATTATGGGTGTTCTTGTAGCTTTCCTCTACTACAAGAAGAAAATTGTATTTTAAATAATAATTATTTTTTACATGTCTAGGTAAATAATAATATCTTCAATATAATATAATCATGATTGCCATTGAAAAGTTTATGGCTAATGCTACTTCTAATACCTATATTAGAACTGTATTAACAGTTTTAATGATATTTTATGGTAGTTTAGCAGCAGGTTCACTACCTTCTTTTTTAGTAGAATTATTTAAAAATCAAATATTCCGTATCTTTATAATTGCTCTTACTGCCTATATTATTAGTAAAGATATTCAGATAGGAGTTATAGTTGCGACAATATTCATGTTATCAATAGTTGGACTCAATCGTATGGAGACTAAAGAATTATTTAACCAATTACAACATCTTGTATATATTGAAAATTTCAAAGCTGAGCAAGAAAAACATTAGTTTGTTATAAAAACATTAGTTTTTACTAAAATATGTTTCTAAATCACTTAAATGCGTATAATTTATTAAATAAGTATAGTTCTTATCTAATAAATGTCTGGAAAAGCAACCATCTCACAAATGGAGGGTACATCAACTGATCTATTATTTGAATATTTTGCAGATCCTAGCAAAATGAAACCTGAAGAAAAACAATTAGACATACCAAATCGTATAGATGAACGATCTGAAGATAGTCATTTTCATAGTCGTACAAGTTCTTATAGTAAAAAAAGTTCTAGATCTAGTTCATCTAGTCGTTCTAAAGATTCGATCAAGTTAAAACCAACATCTATCCCATCTATTCAAACTAATGTACCATCTTTACAACCTACATTTGGAACTTATGCGCCTATTAATCAACCTACCAAGTTTCCTACTACTTATATCCCTAGTTATAATCCAGCTGATGAACGAACTACCAAGTTTAAAAAGATGGAATTACTAGCTAAATTAAATGATATACGACAAACAGGAAGGTCATTAACTAGAGAGTACAGTATTAGTTCAGAGATTGAAGATATGGAGATGGAAATTAGGTATCAAACGGAGACAGAGAATAAAAAGCAGGGTGTAGATTTAGCGAAAAACTTTTTATGTTACACAGTGAATGTATTAGAGTTTATGAATGAAAAATTTGATCCATTTGGTTTACAACTACGTGGATGGTGTGATCGTATCAAGATGAATATTGATAATTATAATGATGTTATGGGAGAATTATATGAAAAATATAAGGGTAGTGGTCGTAAGATTGAACCAGAAATTAAACTACTATTTATGATTGGTTTCTCTGCAGTCACTGTTCATACATCTAAAGCAGTTACTCGTAGTATGGGACTTGAAGAAGCAGTTAAAAATAATCCAGAATTATTAGCTAAATTACAAGGTAGTTTCACAGGAGCTTTTGAAAAGAAAGTAGGTTCAGGTCCCCCTCCTGAAACTAAATCAGATCCTATCGTTGTTCAAAGAGAAATGTATAGAAAAATGATGGAAGAGAAAGCTAGAGAAGCTGCTGTTGAAGCTAAAAGACCCCCTGTTAATAACCTCCTTAACAAACTAAAAAATAAAATACCTCTCAATGTTGATACCAGCAAATTAGAAGATACTACAGAAATGTCACCCCGTATTAAAATGGGTGAAACATCACGTATTAAATCTACTAAAACTTTAGATAGCGAAACTGATACAAGTGAAATAAGTATGGCTAAAATTAGAAGGAAGCGACCAAATGTCGTTAAAAAATAGAGCTATTTAAAGGAATATAGGTTATATATATATAATAAAGGAAAAAGGAATGAATCAAGATGGAATCGAAGAAGGTTTTATCCAAGATAACTTAGGTAACTTGGGTAACTTGGGTAACTTGGGTACAGTAAAAAAGAAGCGTGGACGTAAACCATCTGGTAAAATTATTGACTTAAACAAGGTAAACTTAGGGAATGATTTTACGGATTGTATTATAGCTCATTTACCATTATCACAAAAAGATATAAATAAAATTAGTGGTGATGCAAATGAAACTATTAATAAAACTCCACAACATGTTTTTGAAAAGACTGCATCATTATCTATTTGTATTAATGATGATACTTCATCTACTTGCAATCGATGTATCGAATTAGAAAATAAATTATTAGCATATAAACTTTCTGCACAAAAAAATATAGAAATAAATAATGATGAAACATTTGTACAATGTATGAAGGGAAAAACAATATACAAATGTGAACCAAAGGAAAATGAAACAGTATGTTGGTGGTGCTGTCATCAATTTGATACATTACCAATAGGATTACCAGAAAGATATAATGAGGGAAAATTCCAATTACATGGAAATTTCTGTTCATTTAATTGTGCACATGCATATAATATTCAACAAAATGATTTTAAGACATGGGAAAGGTATTCATTATTAAATTTATATAGAAAACTAGTATTAGGAAGTTCACAAAATCATAGTAGAATTATGTCTGCTCCACCAAGACAAATATTACAAATGTTTGGTGGAAAAATGAGTATAGAAGAATTCAGAGAAAATAACAGTAATATAGCAAAAGAATATCGTTATATTCTTCCACCATTTATACCAGTTAATGGTGTTATTGAAGAAATAAATAAAACAGTTAATAAACTTCCATCCTCATCTACAAATCTAAAATTAAAACGTAATAAACCTTTACCAGGTATGAATAATAATTTGTTACAATTAATGAAAAAAACCTAATTGATTATTTTTTTATTTAAAAAAATATAATCAATAATCTATCGGGATAAAAAATGAATTCCATGTAAAAAAGCATCTGCTAAATCATCTTTCTTTTTATATTTATCTAAATGATCTATATAATTCTGACAATTTTTTAATATAATTTTTGTATGTTGAACTGCTAATGCTTTTGTTGTTTTATATTTATTATCTGATTCAATAATCTCATTTTGAATTTCTTCAGTCAGACCTTCAATTTTTAGTTTGCTAGATGGTGCTATAAAAGCAACTTTTATTGTTTTAGAATCAGTACGATCTTTATCTAATATACCTCTAATTAGAAACCAAGCATATAATGTATCAGATATAGCTTTCATACGAGGATTTTTTAAACTAGGTTGATTTTCAATACAAACATGAGAAGCTTGTAAAAGATTTGGTTTAGAGTCTAATGTACGTAACAATTTTAATTTTAATTCATCAACAGTCATTTCATTAATTTTAGATGGGGAGAACTTGGTTTGTTCAATTTCTTTATCCCATTTTTTAATAGTGGAGTTACGATGTATAGTACATAATGAAACATCAGTAACTTCCCATTTAGCTTTCTTACCACATTTACTACAAAGACCATCAATTTCTTTAATATTTTGTTTTACATCATCATAATTTTGTTTCCATACACTATAATAATTTTTATGATCCTTACAAAAATATTTATTTATACCCGTAAATCCACATGTTGTTTTAATATCATTATTGCCTTTTTGACAACCTAAATGACAACATTTAATTTCTATATTATTGGTCAAATTTATAAGATCCCATTCATGAATAATGTAGGGTTTATCAACATCATCAGATTTTTCCAGGATACAGTATGCCAAATTTTTAATACCGACATCCCATGCTACTACTTTCATAATGATTATTCAATTATATTTAAATAATATGTTTATTCTCTAAATAAGCAAATTAAAAAAAGACTAATTATATTCCAAATAATGTTTTCTACATACTGGTTTATAAATATCATCAGTTCCTACCATTATCTGTTCTTTTGATGAATCTAATCTTAATGAAAAATTTGCTATTGTACTGTCCATACAATAGCAACAATAAGCTTTTAATATTTTAACATCATCCGATAAAGCTTGTACTTCAGCTATATTTTGAAAGGGATGTCTATTATAATCAGCATTTAATCCATAAACAATAATATTTTTTTTGTCAATATCACAAGCATATTTTACGAAGATAACTAAATCTTTAAAAAACTGTGCTTCATCTATAATTATTACTTTACTCGACTTATAATCTTCATTTTCTAATAATGGTATTAATTTATTAACAACATTACAATCCTCTAATACTTGATTATGTGATGCTATCTTTTCACTATTATACCTTATATCCAAACAATGTTTAACTATAAATAGAGGTATTTTTATAGCTCGAAAACTAGATATTGTTTTTATTAAATGACTACTTTTACCAGCAAACATTGGTCCAATAATAAGATGAATGCTACCATTCTTATCTAGCTTCATAATATTATGTAGCTTTGTGATACTAATAATTACCACTTTACCTCATATAATATATATAGTCAACTTTTTTATATTATATTTTATGTTATATGCTCATCCATTATGTACTATAAGGTGCTTAATAGCTCCTAAAAAAACTTGATAATTTAAATGATTTAAAGAAATAACTCTTTAAATAGTAAAGAGAATAACAAAATGAGTATAAAGAAAATGTTATTAACAGAGCTACCGAAGGATGTTACTATTAATACTATGTGTGCCACATCTACGCTTTACAAGACTGATCCTAACAATGCTAATTTAGATAAGAAGAACCTAGTTAAAGAGGATGCAAAAATAAACTTGGAAATTATAAATCAGCATATTGAGTTACAGTCAGATGGAATTATATCATTAAAGTACAAGGAAATATATCGTTCTCTAATCCAGTCTCCAAAAAAGAGTAAATCTAAGAAAAATAAGAAGGTAAATAGCTTTTATAATCAAATTACAATGGTAGTAATTATTTCTAATCAAAGACAGTTAAATGTCAAGTTATTTTGTAATGGTTCATTACAAATTACTGGTTGTAAGATAATTGAAGATTGTTATTTAGTATCAGAAAAAATAATCGATATTTTGAAAACTATTCAAAATAAACTACCAGATATCAAGGTTGTACATGATATTGATGAAATAGGTACTTTTAATTTCAAGATATCTATGATTAATTCTAATTTTAATATCAATTATATGATTAATCGTAGGGAACTACAAGAACTATTAAACAATGAAGAAATTGTATTTTCTAGATTTGATCCTAATAATCATGCTGGTGTAATTATTAAATGGCATGGTGATAGTGCTCCTAAAAAAGGTGTTACTATTATGGTCTTTGAAAGTGGTAGAATCATTATTACAGGTGCAAAAAATAGGGAACATATTGTTAATGCCTATGAGTACATAACAACGTTTCTAAAAAATAATGACGTAAAAAAGTTAGATATTGATAAGGCTATCAATACTAAAAATTAAAATTATAGTTGTTTTATTTGATTTACTTTTTAATAAATAAATCAAATATTTAAGTACGAATAAACTTTTTATTATTGATAACAAGTGGATTATCATTTAAGGATTGAGTAAGGTTATAAGATAGACGATCATTATAATCAGTCTTATTTTTAAGGAGTGTATTACGGAAACCATTTTCAGTCTCAAGATCACGAACTGCCTGAGTGGCAGTTGGGACCCAAGCACGTCTCAAATCTTGGTATTTTTTAAGATTTACTGCAGTATTATCAAGGGTAGCCATTTGATTGGTACCAGTTTGAGTTGGAGAACGATCTTTACTAACCTCTTCACGACTAGCGTTAGTATGAGCATTTCTAAAGTCATGTTCAATAACATTACCAGTTGGTAATCCTGCGGAACCCATATAATCTTCTATTTTTGAAATATTACGTAAAGTTACTGGAAGATTTTCTTCAAGATCTTCTTGATTATATGCCCGGTTACCCGATACATTATTTGCATGATGTACATAATCATAATCTATGGTTTGTTGACGTGTAGTAGTTCTAGCATCATCTTGTAATTCCGTCTTATGTTTATTATGAGTATCTCCTATAAAGCCATCATGATCAATATTTATTAATTGTTTAGTTGTTGTTCTTAATGAATCTTGTAACATGGTTTTTAATTTTTTTATACTTGATATATTTCCACTTTCTTCATAATTAGTTGTTTGACGAGTTGTTGTATTAGCTTCATCTTGGAATCGTACTCTGAATTTATTATTATTACCTTGTATAACTTCCTTATTAATATTCTTTAACATTTGTCTTAATGTATCCTTAGCTTCATCTTGATTGTATATTTTTGTCTTTTGATTTTGTCCAAAAGCAGCACCTTGTGGTAATGTATCAACTGTTTGTTTTTGTGTTGTTTTTGCTTGATCTGATAATTGAGTAGTAGTTTTAGAGTGGATTGGATTAGAAATAACAGTATAATTAATATTAGTTTTATTACGTTGATTTTCAGGTATAACAAAAGATTCAATATTATGACTAATTTTAGGAATGTTATATCCTACATTCTGATTATCAGGCTCACGGTATAACTCACGTTGTGATGCTTGAACATCACCCTTACTTGTATTACTAAATACTGGTACATAAGCTTTAGCAATACCAATTTCCTCTTGAGAAAATGCTCTATTACCAACACGAAGATTAATGTTATCTCTAACACGAGCAGCACTAACTTGAGATGAACCTGGTAGATATTCTGAAGGTTCGATCGTTCTAAAACTATCAGGTGTATGTTTTTTCCATGGAGTTAAAACTGGCATTTGTTCACCTAATTTTCCATGATTAACTGGTTCTGTTTTAGATGATTGTTTTTTATCAGCACGTCTTAGTTCATCAATATTTCTTGGTAAAATACGAGTAGTATCATGGAAACCGTTAAGTGAATCTTGATTAACATTTAGATTTAAACCTGGACCAACTTGACGTTGTTCGAAGGGACGCTCATTACGTCTTTCTAATTTAACAGCATCATTATATCTATCTTGGAATAGACCAGTCATTGCTGGTGCTCCATTAACATAAGTCATACCCTTTTGTGGTTCAAATAATAATACATTTTCTTGTTTAGGGAAATAGTTTTTAGATGAACCAGTAAATAATTCAATAGCAAGAGGTGAACGTTGTTCATTATAGTCATTATAAACAGAAAAATCACGTTGATTTGTAAAGTGTTCCATTTGTTCAAATACCATTTCTTCTTTTGGTACTACATTATAAGTCATATCAATTTCAGAATAGAATGGAGCCCAATGTTCAGTATTACCTATATTATCTTGAACAAATTTCATAGCTGGTTTTTTATCAATTTGAACATCATTATTAGCAGCAACTTCTTGTTTCTTTTTCCAAATTAGATTATCTAATTGATCAGAAAAGTTATAGGTATCAGTTGGAGCCATATCAGTGATAGTACCGAATTCTTGAGTTGGTCTTTTAAAGATGGATTGTGGATATAGGGGAGGGATAATATTAGTACGATTAGGATCTTTACTTAGTTCTCTATTAGCAGATGCTAATCTAGCCCGTTGCATAGATATATCATTTACAATAGTTGTTTGATATATATCTTGACTAGGAGATGTAGATTTATTGGGTGTATTAGATTTACCTTTGTTAGAATCAGATATGGCTTTACCTAAGAAACCAAGACCAGCAAATAGGGCAATTTCCATTATTAATAATAGTTACGACAATAAATATTATTAAATAAAAAAATCAACACTTTACATAGTTCTGCGGAAACGGAAGTTGTCCTTTGCTTTAAGTCTAGTGTTGATACCATCACGATTGTTACCTGATTGTTCAGTACCCTCGATACCAAAGTATGTAAAATCAGATGGAGGGATGATAGGGAAATCAAAACGATGAGTAGTAGCTTCACGGGGTAAATAAGAAGGGATATCTAATTTGGAGTAAATAGTTTGTAGTTGTTCAACTGAGCAAGTACCTAATTCTAAATTATTTACTAATTTATTACCTGTGATATTTTTATCATTTAAAGTTCTATTAAGGGAGCAATTAGATAGAGGGGTATCTAGATTAAAAAGATGAGATTCAATATCAACAAGTGTACCAGAATTTTGGTTATCAAGAGCAGATACACGACCAATACGTGTATTACTACGTTGAGTGTTATTAATACACATGGGTAATTGTGCGATTTGGTCTTGAGAAACAGAGTATTTACCTGGGTTCATAGAAATTGAAAGAATATTGTCTATATCACAGGTATCGAATTTTTGCCTGCTGTTGATTCCAGCCATTTATATTTAATTATGTATAGATTTTTTTTATTAGAATTTAGGAATGTTTGTTGGAGTGATGTCACGTTCGCAAAGTTTAGGTGTAAAAGCAATCTCGTTATCACATATTTTATTTTTAATAAAAGTACAAGAATCTAATGGCTTACCAATGTTTTTTAAACAGTTTTCTATATCTATACGCTTCGAGAAACCTTCTGGTGTAACTGATACTGTTGAACCTTCATTAGCATCACATGCTGAGCAATTTGATACACCACTAGATAACATACATTGATTTAAACCAGTTGATGAATTAGGATTAATAAAGTTTGGTAGGAATTGAGAGTAGTTTAGAGCACGAACACTAATATCAGTGTAAGAATCAACATAGCATTGGTCACTATTCAGTTTTCCTGATATGCCTGACATATATATTTATACCGTAGATAAAATTATATATTTTATATCATCAAATGTTTTCATTGTTGAGAATATGTTTTATTCATTGAACGGGTATCTTTTGGATAAGGGTAAAAACCCATTACATTAAAATTACGATTAAGAGGATGAATACGATCAATTTCAGTTTCTTCAGCTGGGGACATCATTTGACGTGTCATTTCTCCAAATTGAATTTGACTAAATGTATCTACTTGACCAAAACCACGACCTACCATTGAACCATTTCTAATATAACCAGATGGATCTAAATTTCTTTCTCTATCTTTACATAATTGTATCATTTGTCCACCAAATGGTATCTCAAAAGGTTTACCACAATTACCACCAAATCGTAATACTGACTCATCATCTACTCGGGTTTGGTAACTTAAATCTGATTGTTGTTGTACTGCTCTCTCTATTCTACCATCAGCTTTGTAACAATTATTTGATAAAACATTAGTTGGTTGTACATACTCAATGAACTTTATCTTTGCTTCCTCTTTGTTTTGTGAAGCCATCGTATTTATATTTAATCAATATATTTTTTTTATCTAAATCTTACATCGCTATATGTTTTACAATTCTTATTAGATGTCTTACAACCCTCTCTCCCTCTTAAACCATATAAACTCTCCCCTAACTCTCTACTATCATTAGGATACTTTGATACTGCTGTCGTTATAAACGCACGTCTTACATTTTTATTCCTATCTAATACCCATCTATCTTCATTAACACTCTTTAATAATAATGATTCTGCTTCTTTATTCATATTATTACATGCTTCTAAATTTAAATCATTTGTAAATAATAATGGATTCATCATTGGATTATCAAAAGTTGGTTTTCTACATAATTTTTGTGCTTCAGGTTGATATAAGAAACCAAATATAGTAATTACAATTAATAATGTCCATACCCACGTTATATTTTTATTAAATAATCCTAATCCTATCAATAAATATAAGATAAATCGTGTTAATGCATTAAATAACTTGTAACCAGTATGTTGTTTTCCAGGAAAGAAATCATAATATTCATCTATAAGAATACGAGGTTTATACACCCAAAACTTGGTCATTAATGAAAAGCTACATTTTTATTTTAGATTTAGATTGGAATAAAACTCTTCTAGCTCCTTCAGTTGTTCATTAGTCAATGGTGTTGTATCTTTATCTTGTTCTTTAGATGATTTATTAGAACCCATTACTTGACTTAGAATGGAATCTATATTTAAATCCCCACCCATATTTAGACCTGAACCCATTAATGAACTTATCATTGTTGTTGGATCAGGAAGGTTACTTAAATCCATATCTTTCATTGTTTCCATTAATGTTTCTGGATTTTTTAATACACCCATTAAACTACCCATCATCTCCTCCATAGATAATTCTCCAGATTTAATCTTATCTTGATATTTTTGTCCCATCTCCATCGTCTTCTCTATTAATTGATTAACATTTTTTCCACTATTTTTTAAATTATCCTTGATTTCACTCATAATATCAGTAACCATAGCTGGGTTACTTAAGTTACTTGATGTATCCTTTAATCCTAAATGTTCCATAATTGGATCCATTCCTTTTGTTAAAATATCTGGATCTTCCATCAAATTAGATCCACCACCCATACCACCCATTAATGAACCCATTAATTTACCCAAGTCAGGACCTTCACCACCACCCATACCACCCATTAATGAACCCATTAATTTACCCAAGTCAGGACCTTCACCACCACCCATACCACCCATTAATGAACCCATTAATTTACCCAAGTCACCTTCACCATTAATTAATTTACCCAAGTCAGGACCACCTTCATTACTACCTCTATTCATTAATGAACCCATTAATGAACTCATTAATAAACTTGGATCAGGTATTTTATCAGTCTTATTTTCAACTTCAGTATTAGACTCCTTCATTGATTCTTCTAATTTATTAATAAGTGCAACTTGTACCTCAGGTTGAGGATTTTCATGTGCATTTTCATATAATAGATATGCTAAATGTAAGTAACGCCAAACCTTATCACTATCTTGACATCCAATATGGTCACGTAGTGGCATTTGAATATTTTTTTCAAATAACATTTGAAATAACTTGACTTCACGTCGCTTAATAAAGTAACGTATTATATCCATATTATCTCTGGTTTCAAAATGAAATTGTTTTATATTATCCAATAATATGGTTTCATGATTATCATCTAACTTTAATAGATTACATATTTCACGCGTCTTTTCCACTAAATCTGAGTAAATATCATCACTAAAATGATACGATTCGAGCGACATGTTAAATATATGTACTTAACATGTAGGTTTGTGTTTAAATAAGTTTTTTTATATTAATTATTTGTATTTTTTATGGGCATATGTCACAGTAGTTTGACATAGAATATTTAGATAATCAAAAATAATACTCTTATTACTATCATTTAGAAATGTTATAACACTCTTAATAATATTTACTAATTCTTCCAGATTTTTATCTGTCTCATTTTCAGTGAAATTATATGAAATAAAGTATGTTTCGTCTCGCTCCAATATCTTTTCCATAAATCCAGGTTCTTTTAGAATGTATGAACCAAATCCCTCAATTACAATTTCTTTACTTAGTCCCATAGCCCGATTAATTAGGTTTTTGTAAAAATCTAGGTTAGCTTTTGAACGTTTATCAATAATATTTTGTTCAGTTAGTGATATTACAATTGCATTTAATTGATCTAATAGATCTACCAAGTTATCATTAAAAATTCCAGCTAATTCTATTTCGGAAAACTCTGAAAATTCCATTTTGAAAATACTACACGAATATAACTACTTAATTATTATTATCTTTATATGACTTCAGAACACCAAAATTATAACCATGATTAACATCAACATGAATAGTTTCATCTGGCTGTTTTTCATCTAAGGATGTAAAATTATCTGATTTTTTTAGTTTAGAATATGCTAATGAATTATCAACTACAGGTTGTTTATTAGATGTTCTTGTTTTTATATTATTAGTTATTTGATTGAAATAATCTTGACTTTCTATCCAGTCAAATACCTGTTTTCCTACTAATGGTTTATTATAAGATTTAATAGCAAGTGTAGGTACTTGTGTAATAGAGTCAGGTACACGAATTTTATCAACATCAATAAATTTAAATCCTGTCAAATGATTATCTTTTATAGTTTTTAATAGTTGTTGGCAATATTCACATTTATTACTATAAAACAAAAGTGCAGACATAGTTGATGGTTATATTATGTTATTATTTTCTTATATGATATTATACTTAATAAATGCAAAACGAACTTAATATAATAGATGCCCTTTTCCTTCGTCAACCTTCTTATATTGTTTTAATATCAAGTTTATTACCTAACTTAGAGGAAGTAGTTGCAGATGTTGCCAAGGATCTAAATTTTACCTATCTTTGTTTCAATCATATTGAAACAGACTATAATCCAGTTAATAAACGTGTACATCAATTACTAGAAAAAAAACAACAAGGTATTATTGTATGTGGATCAAGCTTTCCTACAGATAAATTAGATTTCCATGTAAATTATCACGTTCATTTATCACTTAATAAAACCATGTTTTCAGAGTTAAAAATTAAGACTGATTATGATACTTATACTGAAGGATTAAAAAGTAATTTTATTAATAAATATATAAATATTAAACCAGAATTTGATGTTCAAAAGATAGGAGATGAAATATTTAACCGTATTATTAATCATATTGATAGTCTTGTTCATGTTAAAAAATAATTTAAAAGATTGAAAATTATATTAAATGAATATAATTTAAAAGATTAAAAATCATATTAGATAAATATAATTTAAAAGATTGAAAAACATATTTATCTAGGATAGAGAATAATAAGCAATAAGATGTCTAGCTTCAAAGTCAAAGTTATTGAGTACGAACATGATAAGTCTACACTACCTCGGAATTATTTACGTATAAATATTTCAGGATCTGATGTCAATTATATACTTGTAAATACTATTCGTCGTTTAGCTATATCATCAGTACCCTGTTATGCTTTTTATCCTAATGATATTAACATTGAAAAAAATACATCCATTTTTAATAATGATCAAATGCGTTTACGATTATCAAATATGCCTATTGTTGCACCTGTTCATAAATTAGATCTAGAAGTTAATGATATTATTAAAATTGAGACTGATGCATTAAGCTTTGATATGGAATCAAAGAAGGATTATATTCAAGTTGAACTAGAGAAAGAGGCGCGACAGAGTGAATTAATTAATAATCTTCATATGTATATTGAAGCAAAAAACACTGGATCAGTAGATATGAATGTAACAACAGAAGATCAATTTACTAAATTTTATATTGATGATAAGCGTATTGATAATATATATAAACGTCCAATTCTAATTATCAAACTAAAACCAGGTGAAGAATTTAAATGTTTGGCAGTAGCTAGTAAACATATTCATATTAAACATAACATTTATAGTCCTTGTAGTGTCGTTAGTTATGATGAAATTAAAGATGATGAATTTGAATTATATTTAGAATCATATGGACAAATTCCCGAGAAAGATATCCTAATTATGGTTTGTAATATTTTCATTGAAAAATTAAATAAACTAAAAGAAAAAATATTGATTGCACTAAATGAAACTACTAGAGATGATGTAGAAATTAGTATTGAAAATGAAAATCATACTATGGGTAATATCATTTCTAAAATAGGGCAAGATCATCCTAAAGTAGAATTTTGGGGATATAAAATTGATAATGCCTTTGAAAATATTGTTGTTATTCGCTGTAAGGTCGCAAAAGATACTACCGTTACTCAAGTTATCAGCGATGTAACTGATAAATTAAGTAAATTATTTAATGTAATTATTAAAGAAATTAACAAGATTTAATTATTCTCATAGTAAAACATATATGTTTTCATAAATCGATCAATTGTATCCTTATTTGCTATATTCATGTTCATAATTTTGAACAAATTATGGTTTTCTTTACGAAGATAATCATGGATTTTAATTAACTCCATGATATCCTCTGGTGTTGTATGGAATCGTAGATGATCTACTATTGCCGTCATTGTGTATAAATCTTTATAATACTTGTATTGATAGTTCTGAAGACGATTTAGTGTTACTTTTAACACCTTTAGATTCTTCAATTCTTCAATCATCTTGAAATCTTCCTCATTTAGTTTATCATAACGTCCTGATATTTTATCATACTTTGTAAAATGATTGTATAATACCATAATCTCTATTGAAAGACATTTAATTATAGCACATAAAATACCTGTAATATCTAGATGTTTACCACTACCAAATATATCCTTAATTTCCTTGGTTTTTCCATATTTGGTCATATACATATCTGCAGTATAATTCTTGTTATTACGTTGGAAAATTTCAATACAGTTCAACCACATATTAAGATTATTAGGCTTTTCATAACGTAGTATCATATATGGATTAGAAGGAATCTTCATTAGTTCACACTTGAGACTATCTTCACTATAACGTTTAATAATAATACCTTCCATTGGTTCAACCGTGTTATTTACTGTATTAATTACTGATGTATTCATAATATATTTAGCTTCCTCATAACTAGGAAAAACAATAGGATATACAACTTCAGATAGGTTTAATTTATGAGTAACTTCCTTTTGTGTTTCCTTATCCCGAGTGATAATATGTACTAGTTTCTTATATTCCTCACCAAATTTCTTAGTGTAATCTACAAGATACTTATTTTCATGATGTACTAGTACAAAATAATATACTTTGTCCTTTTCTAGAACCTCTGTTAGTTTCTCCCTAACATCATCAATCTCAGGATATATAGTCTTAAGTACCTCATCTAGCATCTCTCCATGTGACTTTTTCTTGTTAAAATAAAAAGACTTGTTAACATCTGGACAACGAGTTGAACTAAAATGCCATTTATCACCATGCTCATATACACCAATCATCGTTCCCTCATAACTTTCCTCCACTACATCTCCATTAATGTAACCATACTTATCCTCTGTCATATAAATTACATTATCATGACTGTATGATAGTACCTTGCGATTGACCACATCATATACTATACTACGACATTCTTGGTATAACTTGTTAGTCTTTGCTGTATCTAGGTTATTATGGATCATAACTAATGACCCCTCATCATTAACCTTCTTTACAAATAACTTGTGATTATGATGCTCCTTAAAATATGCTAAAATTGTGTCGTAATTTACCTCCTCCAAACCATCCATTACCGAATGTAAATTGAACTTTACGGAATCCATGATAACAATTGTCTCTTGCTTCTATAATATAGTTTAAATCTTTAAGTTGTTTGAAAAGTAGATAATTAAGGAGTTATATAACCAAAGTTATATTCTAGTCCAGTATTATAATAGCGTTATTATGCTAGATGATAATACCGATAAATATTTAGATAAACTCTGGTTCTACTTTAAAAAAACAAAACAAAAACCACAAGAGGTACTACAAAATTCTCCTAAAAAATCATTCATCGCATATACATACTTATTACTACTTCAATCTATTCATGAAAAAAAATTCCCAGAATATGTTGAATCTATTCGGAATATAATTACTGATGTTTTAACAGATGAACAAATATCTCTTATCTTGGAAAAAGCAAATTTAATAACCGAAATAGCTACCGCCCTTAAAAAGAAATCAAAGAAAAAATTACCTCCTCATATCCAGTCTATTATTCAACAACTTGGTACTATCCAAATTAATAAATTAGTCAAATACATCATTTCAACCTACTTCATACTGGATAATAATATGATCCCTTTCGAAAAAGAATTTGAAGGATTCGAATTCAAATATATCGAAATATTGGAATCAAGTGTTGATACTGTCGATTATAGCATGGTTGAAAATTTATTTAATACTACTGAAGTAAAAAATGGTACAGCAGAAGCTTTATATCAGATGATAATGGAGCAAGAATTCCCGACTACTTTGATATCTGTTGATAGAAAAATAAATAGAATGTTTGAGAAAAAATTAATTATCCCAATTACTGATGAATTTCTTCGTTATCATAAAGAAACTGAACGAATTGATACATCTGATGCTACTAAAAAATTGGATAAAATTCGTTATACTGTTTCAAAACTAAATCAATTTGCTGATATGTATTCATCCACAACAGGACGTGGAGATTCACGTGTTCAAAGTACTAAACAAACCTTCTATCAACCTCTTGTTAACCGTAAAGCTATTTTATATAATGATACTGATGAAATTAATGCTATTATGAAACTTGTTAAAATGGGTAAAACTGCAATTCGTAGTAATGAAAACTTTCCGGATTTAGTTAACTACCGTAACTACGCTTTCATTAATTTTCACGATTTTAAAAATTATGGTTTCCGTCTTAAATTTAATCAAACTACTGATGCTGTACGTGTTGCTAACTTTGAATATAATGAAAATCAAAAAATACCACTCATGTGGAGAGTAGCAGGTTATAATAATAAAGCTAATATAGTAGGTTTAGCATTACCTAGACATTTAACTTCATTAATAAAACCAACAAATTATCTTCAATGTATGAATGTTAAAAATACGAAAGATCTTCATAAAATATATCCTAATGGGTATGATGTATTTGTTAAGAAATTAGAACACATTATTATAGACAATGCAGTGTATAAAAAAATGGGTTATTGGTTGTTTGATAAAAATACAGATCGTATTCGTCTATCTCAATTTCAAATTACTGAAAATGCTGAAATAAATGATATGAATTTTGAACAGTATTTTAAACTTATTACTGGTAGCTTATATGATAAAATAACAGAAATGGCATACTTTTGTATTAAACAACAACTTCATGATAATATGACAATATATGATGCTACAAATCTTATTGAAAATATTGAACATAAACTATTACCACTCGATGAATATATTCCCTTTATCTATCAAGATGTTATCTACGAAAAAACTAAACAATTTGACCTTGAATACGATACTAATGAAGATAAAATACCCGGTCTAAATAAGAAAATTAAAAAAGTACCCAGAATTATCGAAAAAGAAAATGCTGTATTAAAAGTTGTCGCCTTATCTAAAAAAGATATTATAACAACAGATATGATAGCATCTAATATTCCACCTAATAGTATATGTCAACATATTATCTCATGGAATAATATAAGAAGTAATATTAAAGCTACTAACTATAATCAATTGTTATTCGAGTTTATAAAGAAATATGTTAGAGATGGTGCCAATAATGAATATATTTGTAAAAGTTGTTATCAAAACATTGATCTTAAAAAATATGTTCATGATTTTAGTAGTACTACTGAAGGTGTTTCAATGTCTTTTGCACTTGAATCCCAACTAGATAAATTACCAGAATATGATAAGTTTAACAAGTTCATAAAATACATGGATAAAATTATTGAACGTTTTGCATATGTTGCAGATATTTCATATTATTTGGGAAATCTACCACAAATTAAATTAAGAAGACAGGAAATTATTAGACGTGTAATCGATTTTATTAATATTCAATATATTACCATTAAAAATATTACTCCAGCTGAACGCGGTGAAAAAGAAAAACAATATGGTATTAAAGATCTCAATCAATTCTTTATCTTCGAATTGAAAAACGAAATTATTACTTTTTCTAGTAAAGATACTGATAAATTCAAACTATTGAAACGTAATAACATATATAGTTACATGATGTTGTTTATAATTATAGATATGAACATGAGTCAAATTTATAATCTTGAACGTTTAACTATTGATAAATCTACTAAACCAATCAAATATAATGATTTTAAAAAGGTATCCAATTTATTTGATGGTATATTAATTAGAACTAATAATGCAAATCAACTTCAACCCATACTGAAATATCCCATTTTATGTTATGTTATATATGTATGTGCTCAAGTAATCATAAAAAGTAAACTATGGAATAGTGAAACAGATAGTACACATAGATTAATAACAGCTAATATTATCAATACATTGGTATTTATGTTAAATACTTTATTAGAAACAAGTTCAAAATCAGAAAAGGATTATCGTTATGAATTATTTTCAACAAACTTCTTCACTAAATTGTACAATATATACAGCCAAAATAACTTGTTTACTCAAATGGAACAAACTGAAATATACAAAAGAGATGTAACTCATAAAGATATTGCTCTCACTGGTACTCTTGAAAAAATACATTTTGATGATGTTGTATATTTAGCTAAACCTATGGTTAAATTTGGAAAACATCCTATTGTTCGAGATATTAGTATACCTAAACAAAATATACTTAACTTGGAACAACAACTACATCAACAAAATCTTATAAAATTATTTAAAATTTATAAATTAGATGGTACAAAACGTCCAGAATCTGAAAAACCAACTGACAAAGATATAGAGAAGGTTACAAATGAAGAACTTCAAAAAATGTATAATAATATTATCAAGAAAAAGAAGATAATATCAGAAAAACAACAAGAGTATGAACATAATAAGGCTACTAATATTCAAATTGAAAAAGAACGATTAAAGGACTTTAATAAAAAGATTATTTCAAAAGTATCTTTATACGATACCGTAATACAATTTATTAAGAAAGTTGAAGCTATCATTGGATCTAATATTAATATTAATAACAGTAACTTATACCTATCTAAAAATGCATATATTATTCAATATGATGTTAAAGGTACCAAATTAAGAGAACCAATAATAGCTTTAGAAGGAGATAAACAACTAATATTTAAGAAAAATGATAATATTTTTAAAACGGATATATATACATATCATGATATCAAAACAAATATACATATGTATTATCATGCAAAGGAATTATACTTTTTAGGATATCGTGATAGTAATGGTAAGATGAACCGTATTAATCAGAAAAATGCATATTTACAAATTAATTACTCAGTTCAGAATAAACTATTATTTTTAGGATTAATGGATTTATTTATAGATACTAAAAAATACAATTTTATTATCCGTCAACGAATAGCTAATTTGAAAAATATTCTTGTTAATATTCAAAAATTACTCTATCAAGTCCAAAATAAATTCCGTAAAACTGATACTTTTATTAGAGAATATATTGCTAAATTTAAAACTTTTGAAATGGTCGGTAATGATGAAAAGAAAGTTTTTGTTGATGTACCTAATGTTATAGCAAGCTCTTTTTTCGATACTAAACGGGCTCCAATAAAAGATTCATTAAAAGATTCATTAAAAGATACATCTGGAACAGTATTTGCACAGTACTTGTTAAAAGTAGATAATACTGACCATGATATTATTAAATACATATGTTCTGAAATGAGTAAATTAATAGATATTAATCAAGATAAATATAGTAAAATAAATATAGGCTTTTTATTAGCAACAATAATTGATCATGAGTTTAACCGTTATCATAATTATACTACTATTAATCATAACAATACAGTTAAATTAATTAATATATTAAGTGTTTTCCAAGATGTTCAAGTATATGAAGATTATGAGGAAATCGTTGATCGACTCATTAAAGATCAAGATGAAGAAGCTATTACTAATAATGCAGAAGAAATTGATGCTATGGATGCTAAACAAGATGCTCCTGAAGAAGGTGATGATATGGGTGATGAGGATGTTGTTTTTATGCCTGATTATTAAGTGCATAAATAATTATCATAATTGTAATAGTAAACAAATATGATAATTTAGATGATAGTGTAAGTATCGAGAATATCTTCTTCCGAGCGTTTTTGATTAGCATCGTATTTTTGTTTGAGAGTTCCATAAATACGATTAATTAAATCAGGTGTAGTTGCTTTATATTCAAATTTATTAGGCATTTCTTTTACTAATATCTCATTTGTATTAGTGTATATACACCATTGGAAGTTATCAGGACTAATTTCATATGCTACAAGTTCACCCTTAACAAAATCCTTATTATGTGGTTGTAACATTAGTTTCTCTTCTTCTAGTAAAATATCACCAACTTTATTATGGATGTAATCTTTAAATTCTTCTAAAATAATTTTCTTTAAATTATCACCTTTAATTATTTTATTTTCTATATTTGTTATAATATTCATAATTTCAATAGGTGGTGAAACACCACCATATAATTGGAAGGCTTTATTAAATTCAGCTCCATTAAATACTGCTAATTGATTTTTCTTTATTAAATCTTTAAACTTAATATTAACAACAACATTTTTACTTGATTTATCACGTGCAGCAATTAAATTATTTAATGCATCATTTCTACGATTTTGGACTGTTACTTGACCTGGATCAACTACTGGTCCAATTACTACTGAAACTACTGCAGCTTGTTGATTAGCTACTACATTTATACTATCAAAATTCTTCATAGCTATGGTTATTTCTTCCATACATTTTTGTAACTCTTTATCTTCTTCTGTTTTCTTTGTATTAATATTATTAGTATTAATATCATCATATTTATCATCAAATATACTACCATAAACTTTGTATTGTAATAGTTGTTTTATATGTTTTGAATCAAATTGTAAATTATCAACCTCTCCATCCATATTTGCTTCAGGATAACTGCTATCGATTAATACTAGATAACCATAATTAGGTACATAGAAATCAATACCATTAATACGGTATTTCCAGTGACCAATACCACCACTAGCAGGATCAACATTTAAATCTTTAATAAAAACATTATTTGCAAGAGAAAAATCACGAAAGGCAATTTCTTGTTGTTCAAGGACCAACATTGCAGAAACTAGTTGGAAAAGTACACTCATCCATACTTTTTTATCATAAACACCAGATTGAATCTGTTTACGAACAACACCATCAACATTATATGTTTTAGTTGCCCAATTTAGTATATTTTGTGTGGGACCTTCAGTTATTGATACAATACATTGTTCATTTTTTACTTTGAGTATTTCTTCAGGTTTATCAATAAGATATCTTTTAGGATCATTATTTTGAATTCGTTGATTAGTATCAGAAGTTGGAACACGACCTTGTCCCCATACAAATACTAAATCTTTTGCTATTTCTTGTGCTTTATTTATGGTTTCCTCATAAAACATTTCATCACGTACTTTTTTGATATTTGTAATTTGTTGATGATTTCTATTATTATAGTTTTTAGCTAATTCATCAACCTTTTGGAAGTTAATTCCACTATTTTGTGTTCTAAAGTAAGCATACATAGTTACAAAATTGGGAGATACTTTCTTTTTAATTACGTCTTCCTTAATCTTTTCATAATAGATAATTTCACGCCAGACATCTGAATATGTCTTTTTTAATTTGTCTGATACTCCAGCAGTTATATATTTATCAAATAAGGATAATGAATAAATACGGACGTGCAT